AGGACAGTTGGCACTTGTCCAAGTCAGTGCCTATCACCCTAATCTTTGGTCTGCTAATTCAAGCTGGTGCAATCGTCTGGACTGTCTCCATGATGATTGGCGACATCCAAGATAACAAAGATGATCTCATTGCAGTACAAGCGCGGCTCGAGAGAGTTGAGGACGCTGTACATGACCAGGCGGTCTCGATGGCTCGTATAGACGAAAACATCAAAGCCATACGTCAGGCAGTCGAGCGCATGATGGAACGCCAACAGAAAGCGTCATACGAACCACCAAATTAACACACCACTGTAACCTAAGGAGAGCAGTTCTTAGGAGACACTTATGTTAGCAGAACTCGCTGCCTTTAACGCTGGCTTTGCTATCGTGAAATCCACGGTGTCAGCTGGGCGTGATATAGCCTCGGCGGCGTCTGGCATTTCCAAAATGGTGGAAAACAAAGACGCAATGCATAAGCGTCTACAAAAGAAGAAGAACAGCATCTTCTCGCCTGGCGTAGAGTCAGACCTCGAAGAGTTCATGGCATTGGAACAGATGAAGGAAGCCGAGGCTCAACTCAAGCAAATTATGATTTACACAGGCCGTCCAGGGCTTCACGGCGACTTCCTTAAGTTCTGCGCTGACGCACGTAAGGCACGTAAGGAAGCTGAAAGAAAAGCCCAGGCAGAGCGCGAAGAGATGATCGAAACGATCACAGTGGTAGCTGGCGTCGGATTAGGCGTCACAGCTGCAATTGGCGCAATCATAGGTCTAGTCTGGTACTTCAAAGGATTTTAAAACATGTGGGTACTTTTGTGGCTTCAGCTAACAGTCGTTGACGACTTTAATCATTATCACATTTCGACCTGGCTAACCGAGCAAGCATGTGAAGCAGCCAAGGCTGAAGCAGAGGTCCTGGTAACCAAAAGCAATACTAAGGTCGTCTGCGTTCACATCAAGAAATAGCAAATAGGACACCAAGAGATGGTACAAGTAACCGCTAGATTTATCGACGACCTAAAGATCCTTCCCAGGCTAATGATGATAGCCGTGACAGTCCTAACATATCAGTCGGTGCATTGGTACATGGCGCTGCCCGATCCAAGCGTCCAACAATCAGGTCTAGTGTCTGTGTGCATGGGCGCACTTACAGGATGCTTTGGCATCTTCTTAGGCCGTGAGAGCAAGACAACAACTGTAACTCCAACACGGGTGATACATGAAGAAGAAAGCTATCGTCACACTAGCGGTAAGTAGTGCATTCGTCCTGTCATCATGCACCCCTTTAACCTGGATACCAGGGATAGGCGGCGGAAACAGCGGCCCATCATTGACAGCTGTAGGTACACAAATGGCAGCTGAAGCAAACCAACAGATAGTAGCCGACCAAAGTAACATCAGAAGCGAGGGTGGCGACATCGAGGTTAACGAGCTCGAGGACACAGTAACCACCAGGGACGTCGAGAGCATCCGCATTATGAACCAAGACATACCGCCGTGGGTCATCATTGCGCTGATCTTAGGTTGGTTGGCGCCGAGCCCTAGCGAGATGGGCAGAGGTCTAATGAGTTTATTCACTACAGGAAGAAGGAGAGCCTAAACATGGAGTTTTGGCAATGGACCATGCTGTTCACAATGGTCAGCATTAACACCGCCGTAAACGTCTGGCGACTTTACGACTACCAAAGGAGAAATAAGAGATGAGCTTTAAGTTAGGCAAAAGAAGTATCGAGCGCCTCGAGGGTGTGGACCCTAAGTTAGTCGCCGTCGTTAACTCGGCTATTGGGCGAAGTAAACAGGACTTCAGCGTGATTTGCGGTCTTAGAACCCGACAGCAACAAGAGAAGCTCGTGAAATCTGGAGCATCACAGACGATGGCGTCTAAGCATCTCGATGGTCTAGCCGTCGATCTCATGGCCTGGGACTCTAATGCAGAACCCCAGGGGCGCTGGGAGCTTAACCTGTACGACGAGATAGCCGACGCAATGGCATCAGCTGCTCGAGATTGTGGTGTCGACATATGCTGGGGCGCTGCTTGGGCAACCGAGTCCATGCCTCTGCCTATGAACATCAGACACTGGAACGGCTCTATGGAAGACGCTATGAACTCATACGTCGACCTTAGACGCTCCCAGGGACGTCGTCCGTTTATCGACGGTCCTCACTTTGAGCTTATCGGGTGATGAAGACATTTCTTTTAGTGTTCTCGATGTGGGGATACGACGGTCTAGATTGGCAGTTCATTGGCAATCAGTACGTCTACAGTGAACCTATGACCGAGCTTCAGTGCTCAACCATTGCTGACCAGGACAGCTGGTTTGCGTATGAAAGCAACCCGTTTTACAAGATTGCCGCCAGATGTATGCCCACAGATGCATCTGCAACATAATAACACCAGAAAACACAGGTCTTATGCGATCTGTGTTTTTTCTAAATGACGGCTATTGCAATTCTGGAGCAGATTCACTATATGTAATGTATAAGGTTGACAATCAGTCAGACGGTGGACGCAGCGGAATCATAATCCGCGTGTCGGGGGTTCAAGTCCCTCCTCCGCTACCACCGAAGTCAGATCAGATTGTTAGCCTTCTAGAAACTAGGAGGAGACTATCAGATGACTACACTTTCAGAACAACTGTCGGACGCAATGTCCATCATACTTCAGACCGCAGCACGTCGTAGCGACAGCAAGGTTTACCCATTTCCATTTGATGACGACAAGAAAAACATCAAAGCACTCAACCAGCTGCTTAGGCGCAAGATGGTCAAGCGTGTTTTGGTCAGTGGCATTGCCCCATATCACAAGCAAGTGCGTAACGTCGGCTGCGTAAATTACGAAATCACAGACGATGGTTACGACGCCATTCATTGGCAGTAAACGAAAGGAGAGAACAACATGTTTACTTTAGATCAAATAATCAAAATGGAACAATCAGTATCCACCCGTAAGCTACCCGTCGACATTGAGAAGATGATGGAGAAGCGGCGCTGGTCGGAGAATGACAATGCATATGTTCGCGTTGGCGACCTACCGTTACACCGCATTCTCAGAGCCTGGCAGAGCACAGAAAAAGAGAACTGTGAAATACTTGGGTTTGCTTTTGAAAACGAGTGGATGGAGCAATCACAATGATTGGAGACATCATCGGCGCACTAAGCCTCGTGCTTATTACATACATGTTATTCCTGGGCGCTCACGCTCTGGGGTAACACCTTTTATTAACTAACTATCTCGGGGGAGAGAAAACTATGGAACTAAGATCATTCGTAAACAAAGAAGCACACAGACTTTGGGAAGGGAGACACCTTAGTCAATCACATAATAAGTTAATTCGTTTTTGTGACTACAAAGACTTTGGACGTCGTCCTATCCAAATGTTTGGCTTGGGTGACATATACGACTTCTTAGACCACCTAAGCAGCCAGGGATTAACTGACAATACATTAAATCATTATTCAGCGGCACTTAGTGTTATCTTTAATCATGCCGTTGATCTAGGCTCGTTAGAAGCTGCACCTAAAATTAAGTGGAAAAAGGTTAAATCAGGTCGCCCAAGGTATATGACCCGAGAAGAAATCACTGGTCTCTTTTCGTTTTTAGGGTCTCACAAACATTGGTGGATGCGCCACTTTGTTACTATTGGTCTATACACAGGGATGCGCCTGGGAGAGATCCTAAGCATCACTGACAACCACATTGTAAAGACAGAGGAGGGTACCTGGATACACCTTTTAGAGACCAAAAACGGCGACGAGCGGTGGGTGCCAGCAAACGAAAAGGTCATTGAGGCATTATTTGCATTAGACAACAGGCCAAACAAGTTCTTTCACAGGCACGACTTCTATAAAACCTGGGATCAGGCTCGGTGTAGAATTGCCAGAAATGATAAGCATTTTGTCTTTCACACGTTAAGACATACAGCCGCAACTAACATGGCAAACGACCTACAGGTCAACACATTAATCATTGGTAAGCTTCTGGGGCATAGAAACGTCCAGACAACCATGAAGTATGTTCATGTAAAACCAACAGAATTACAGTCGATAGCAAGGAAAATGCAACATGGCGACGGGGCTTAGGCCCCTCTTTTTTTACTTAGAGAAAGGACTAAAATGGGCTAAAATAAAACTAAATGATATCAGTGACTTAAATTAGGGACCCCTTATAAATAATACATGGGAGGTAAACTGGGACATGAAGAAACCCACAAGTGCACAAGAGATGCATAACGAAAACGAAATGATCCTCAGAGGTCAAGAGCGGTACAAGAAGAGAAACAGCAGTATATCAGGAAGCCAGCAAGAGATACCACACCAGGAACTTAGGAAAGTTCTACCAGCGGTCTCAGGAAGACTATCTACAGTAATATCAGAAGAACACCAAGGCGTAGGTAGACCTAAGGCTTGGGCTGAAGTTCTTATGGACTTAGACACAGACATCATGAGCTACATTGGTCTTAACTGTATGTATGACACTGTCGTCAGAATGAACACTTTGACACAATGTATGCTAGTGATAGGCAACAAGATTAACCAGGAGATATGGGCTGAAGGACTAAAGTCTTACGACAAGGATCTCTTTAAGCGTCTTCAGAAACAAGTAACCAGAGACCATTCTAGTGAGCGCTACAGGTCAAAGGCCATGCGTATCATTGCATCCAAAGAAGGTTACCGAGGTGACACCTGGGACAAATCCATGAAGATCCATGTAGCAACTCCAGTGGTCAATGCGGTCCTTGAGTCTTGTAATATCTTTGATGTCTACTCTACCAATGACGGCTCTAAGACTAGAAGGCACATTGGTCTTACTAAAGAAGCAGAAAAGCTTATTGAAGATCGAAAACTAGAGGCTTCCTGGGCAAGCCCCATGTACGGACCAATGATCGTTAAGCCTAACGCCTGGACGTCTTTTGATACTGGCGTCTACTTAGATCCAATGGTGGCAGCTAACATTAAACTTGTGAGAAGACATTCAGCTGCTCAAGCTCGACTAATGAGAAGCCAATTTAAGGACGGTCAGATACCAGCATATGTCGAAGCACTAAACGCAGTGCAAGAGACGCCACTAAAGATCAACACTAGTATCCTAGATGCTGTCGAGTGGGCTATAGAAACCAACCAAGTGTTCGCTAAGTTTCCTGAGGTAAAACCACCAGCTATACCTGAGATGCCTGACGACGATGCTAATGTCAGTGATGACTTTAGGCGTGAGCGAAGGAACGAAAGAAAAGAATGGTGGACTAAGAAACGAGAATGTGTAGCAAACTTAGCCGTCATAGACTCAGATCTTAGGACAGCTAAGGAAATGGCTGAGTATGAGCATTTCTATCTTGGTTGGTCTTTTGACTTTAGAGGCCGAATGTATCCTGTCTCCCACTTTAATTACCATCGAGACGACCATGTAAAAGCACTCTTTCTGTTTGCTAGAGGTAAGAAGCTTACTGAGGATAGCGAAGGCTGGCTATACATCCATTTAGCAAACACTGGTGACTTCAATAAGATCTCTAAGAAGTCTTTAGACGAGCGTATAGAGTGGGTCCAAGATAATCATAACCAGATTATGTCAGTAGCTGAAGACTACAGGTCCACCTTCGACTATTGGTCAACAGCTGACAAACCCTTTCAGTTCCTGGCAGCATGTCTTGAGTACAAGAAACTGCAAGACCAAGGCATCGATAGCTATGTCTGTTATATGCCTATTTCTCTAGATGGGACTAACAGTGGCGTACAGCATTTTGCAGCTGCTCTTAGGTCAAAAGAAGACGGACACATGGTCAACCTAGTGCCTGACGATAAGTGCCAGGACGTCTACCAAGTTGTCGCTGATGAGGTCAACCGCCGCCTTACTGAAGATGGATCAGAAGAGGCCCAGCGCTGGCTTGATTATGGCGTTGGTAGATCTGAAGTAAAAAGAAACGTGATGACATTTAACTACAGCAGCATCGAGAGAGGCTTTGGTGACCAACTCATAGATGACCTTATGACCCCTCTACGTAAATCGGTAGCCTACGGTCAGATACCAGAGCACCCTTTTGGGGACAAACGTGAGCAAGAGCGCATGGCTAGGTGGCTGGCTAAGGTCAACTACCAAAGCGTACAGACTGTGATAAAGTCTGGAGCGCGAGGTATGGAGTTTCTCCAGGCGTACAGCCACAAGCTTGCGTCAGAAGCTAAGGCGGTGCACTGGACGTCTCCCAGTGGCTTCCCAGTTGTACAAAAGTACACCAAGTTTACAGGGAAACGAGTGAAGATCTTTCTGTACGACAGAGAACTGAAGAAGCTACAACAGTCTAGACTTAATATACAAATTGAAGACAACTTCAGCCACGACAAGCGAAAAGCTAGTTCTGGTGTCGCTCCTAACTTTGTCCATTCGTTGGACGCAGCGCATATGCATCTCACCATATTGTTGGCTAAGGACAACGGCATCAAGGACTTCTTTTTAATCCACGATAGCTTTGGCACGACGTGTGACCAAACTTGGTTATTCTACAACTGTATTCGTCAGGCATTTGTAGGCATGTACGAAGATCAATGTGTGTTTGAGAACTTTGAAAGCGAAGTCAGAGACCAACTTGAGAACCCAGCTGAAGAATTACCACCCGTACCATCTAAAGGTAACCTTGATATACAGGGCATTTTGCAAAGCGAATACTGCTTCAGCTAATTAGGGACCCCTTACAATATAAGAAAGGAAAAAACCAATGCACCCAAGAGAAAAGATCTTGGGGAGGATGAAGCTATGTGAGCAACATCAGCAACCAATTCCCCAGGACCTACGAGACCAAGCAAAACGCTGGAAAGTCGAAGTGCCTGGCGATGTAACCAACCTAGACGACTACAAGCAGACTATGAACAAGGAGAAAACTGCTAATGAGTAAAGTTAAATTTAGAACCCCAAGTGGTTCTGCAATCTACCCCTGGCTACAACCTGGACGCCCTGACACGGCGTTTGATGCTGAGGGTAAATACAAGGTCCAATTGAAGATGGATGCTAAAACTGCACAAGATTTGATTGATAAGATCAAAGAAGTAAAAGTTGAAGCATTTGGTGCTAAAGGTGAGTGCCATATGCCTTTCTCGACAGACGAGGAAACAGGCGAGATTATCTTTAAATTACAATCGAAGTATCAACCTAAATATGTCGATGCGTCTGGTAATCCAATACCTGAGGACAAAGTACCTTCGATGTTTGGGGGAAGTACTTTAAAGGCAAGTGGAATATTAGATCCTTACAACAAAAACGGCAAAGGCGTCTCAATGCGCCTGGGCGCAATTCAGATAATTAACCCCGTCTCTGGATCGGGTGGAGACGCTGAATTTGACGCCGTGGAGGGGTACACCGTTCAAAACGGAGACCTTGATCATGGCTTTGAGAAAGTCACACAGGAAGAAGCGCACGACTACTAGCGCCGCTAGACGACGTGCCATAAGCAAGGGGTACCGATCAGGGCTCGAGGACACAACAGCAACATGCATAGCGAAAGCTGGCTGCGTTGTTCTCTTTGAAACCGACAAGATCAATTATGTCGTCCCATCGAGGGATGCCAAGTATACCCCAGATTTCAAGCTGCCAAAGAAGGGCGGCTTTTTTTATGTCGAAACTAAGGGCATTTGGTCAGTTCAAGATCGTCAAAAGCATTTACTGATTAAAGAACAATACCCTGACATCGATATACGCTTTGTATTCTCTAACCAGAACGCGAAGTTGTACAAGGGTTCACCAACTACATATGCGGCTTACTGTCAAAAACACGGGTTTCAGTATGCACATAAGGTGATCCCTGACGATTGGCTTGAAGAAGCCAGGAAGGAGAGCAAAAGGGCGGCTTAAGTGTCGCCCTTTTTTACTGGGGAATTACAAGAGGGAGACGACATGCAAAACCAGGAGAGCGACAGCGAATTTGTAAGGCATATAGAGTGCGAGGAGTGTGGGAGCCGAGATAACGCCGCCGAATATACTGATGGTCATACCTACTGTTTCGGCTGCGCGGCTTATCAGCATGGTGATGGTGTCGATGCCCCAAAGCGAGTGTCGACCATTAAAAGCGTTCAGCTAATACCAGGCGAATACAAGCACCTGTCTAAGCGTAAGCTTAACGAGCAGACGTGTCGTAAGTTTGGCTACCAGATTGGACAGTACAACGGTGAGACAGTCCACCTGGCAACCTACAGAAACAACAAAGGGCAAGCAGTTGCCCAGAAGATAAGGACCCGAGACAAGAAGTTCAGCATATATGGCGATGCAAAAGCTATGACCCTCTTTGGATCACACCTGTGGTCTAACGGTAAGAAGCTGGTTGTGTGCGAAGGCGAAATCGACGCCATGACAGTCAGCCAGGTGCAAGGCCATAAGTGGCCTACTGTATCCGTGCCGAATGGAGCACAGAGCGCCAAAAAAGCACTTATTAATAATTATGAATACCTTGAAGGTTTCGACGAGATAGTACTGATGTTCGACGACGATGAGGCTGGTCGTCAGGCTCAATTAGAGTGTGCAGAAGTACTGCCAGTTGGCAAAGTGAAATTAGCTTCAATGGCTCCACATAAGGACCCGAATGACGCTTTGCTGGCTGGCGACGCCAATGCCGTAATACAAGCGATCTTCCAGGCTCGAGAATATCGACCTGATGGGATCGTGGCAGCGGCTGACGTCAGATCGGTCATAGGTGTCGCGGATGCTGTCTCTGCGATTAGTTACCCGTATGTTTTGCTCAACGATATAACGAAGGGCCTACGCGCTGGTAGCCTGGTCACCATTGCCGCTGGATCTGGCGTTGGCAAGTCGACCTTCGTCAGAGAGATTGCATATAAGGTTCACATGGATGGCTTCCCAGTTGGGATGCTCATGCTCGAGGAAACAACTAAGCGTACGGTTGAGGGC